TAGTTATGTATCTTAATATTTAAGTTTATTATTATCATTATTGTAGCCACGCATCTCTTACTTAGTTGGAGAAAGCACGGTTAATCCCAAAGGTTTCCCAGTGGGCCAGATCGTACCTTAAGCATCATCGGGATGACTAATCCTTCATTTGACACCGACACCTTAGCGATCGTTGAAACGGAACCATATTCATTGTCATAGCGAATTTAGGTTCTCGCCTGCGGATTATCCAATCTCTAACGTTTTTACCATTGGGTTCGGTCATTAACCGAGTTCCCCTCACGAGTTTCCAAGTGAGGGTGGTAGTTAGAGCTCTAAGGAACTTCCCGCAACCAGGTTGTCTCGCCTGCACATTACAGACTAGCAGGACAAACGCTTTTAACGCCTGCTTTTTGGCCCTGTTCTCATCTCTTAAGAGCTGAAGCTAAGGCCACCCATGCCGGATTGGACACGGAGCACGTTGTAGTTCGTCGCGAACAAGTGGAGCGACGTCGAGGAGGAGGCGGAGGCCTTGACCTTGACGGACACTTGCGCGTTGTCAATACGAGAGAAGTTGCAAGTGCCAGAAGGTTGGTGCTCTTCCGGACGGAGCGCGAAGGAGTAGGAGTACACGCCCGGCATCGGGGAGCCGCTGTGGTAGGTGTACGGCTGCACTTGGTTGAAGTACTTGCCGCCTTGCGCCTTCATGCGGTCTTGGCCGTTGAGGATGAGCTTGAATTCCTCGAGCGGACCGACGGCGCGCGTCGCAGAGACCGCACCATCTTCGCTGAGGGTGGATTGAGAGTAGCCCGTACCGATGGCGACGAGCGGGGCACCCGACGCGTACGTCACCGGGACGAACACGTTGGAGGCACCAGCGACCGCCGGGCGCGGGTCAGATTCGAGGACAACAGCTTCTTGCGCCAAGTTGGAGGAGAAGTTCCACAGGGACGCGTTGGAGACGGAGCCGTTGTTCATGGCGAAGATGAGTTCCTTCACCGGGTGGTTGAAGGAGAGGCGCACTTGCTTCGTGTTGCCCGCCTCAACCGTGTCAACACCGGTGTGTTGAACTTGTTCGATGAGGTATTCGTGGGACTTTTGCGCGAAGCGGCGTCGTTCCTCGGTGTCGAGGAAGTGATAGTTCGCCCAGCACTTGAAGGTGGTACCATCGGTGTAGTGGGAGAACTCGGAGCTGAGGTCAACGTCCACGCGCACTTCGTGGTATTGAAGCGCGATGAGCGGCAAAGACAGACCCGGATGACGGTTGAACCAGAAGATGAGCGGGAGGTAGATGGCGCCGTTTTGGGTGTTGGACGTCATCTTGGCGTAGTCAGCCTTCTTGGACTCGGTGTGGTACAAGTTGTCGTACAAACGCCACCACTTTTGGAAGTGGCGGTCGATGCGTTGACCACCGATGGAGATTTCGATGTCCTTGATGGCACGTTCAGCCGCGAAGATGGCCGAGGCACCCTTCGTGGAGGAGCTGAGGCCAGACTTCGCCTTCATTTCGAGGTACATGTCTTGGACCAAGTCACCGTTGCGCGCGATCGTGATCGAGACACGACCGTTGTCCGCAGCGGTACCGTTGACCGTTTGCTCGATGACTTCGGAAGCGAAGTTCGAGTGTCGCTTGTAAACCGACTGGAAGAAGGTAACCTTCGGGTTAGCAGTCAAGTAGATATCTTGCGATCCGTACGCCACGAGCTGCATAAGACCGCCAGCCATTTTGAGAGTTGTTTGTACTATATACAGAGAAAATAATTTTGGCCTGGAACGTGCGGTAAAACGCGTTCCGTCTTTTCTCAGCGTAGGGTATACATGAATCAGCCTGAGGAAGGTGAAATTATTGATGAAAGCGAACGAGAGGAGGATGAGGATGAGGATGAGCTCCTGGATGACGACTTCGACATGGAGATGGGGCCTGGGGGCGCGGAAGAAGTTCTGGCCTCCACCCTCGCGACCCCAGAGGGGGACACGGTCTGCACCGCCCTGTTGCGCATCGGAGACCAATTGGAAATGCAAAACAAGATTCTGATTAAAATTTTATCCAAACTCACTTAAAAATTCTCCGCATTATTTATTCAGACCATGACCCATTACATAGAGAGGGAACCCGACACTGGGGCGTCGGAGATGGAACTACTGAGAAATCAGATAGTGACGCTCTCCAGTGAGCAGATACTGCGTATCCTTGGACTGATGGAAGAAAAATGGTACCTCAGCGGCGAAGACGTCACCAAAGACGTCATGCACAAATGTGTTCGCCTGGGATACGACCAATTTTTCGATCCGTCCGAAAAAGCGGGTGGGTTCCCCACGAGTGTGGATATTAAAGCCATCGATGGAAAAAGAGAACGTGAGATTCGAGTTTTAAAAAATATTGGGTCTCGCGTGAAAGCTTTAGAGATGGTAGATTACGTCGAAGATGAAAACATAAATTTAGCCGTGGGTGAACGGGTGTGTCGCCTGATTAAACAAGTGTCTGAAGGGTTTAAGAATGTTCGTTTGCATCTGAACACGATGCAACGCATAAAGAACCCACGGGAACAGCCCGATAAGATGAACGCGGACCCGGAGTATTTCGATGCGACCCCGATGGATGAAACTCGCCTGGGAGAGATGACACCGTTTCAACGAGCCATCGTGGCGTGTTTAGACGAAACCTATAAGAAACAGATGCGTCGATACAAGGGTGAGTGTTACGTCCAACGTATCTCCGAGGGTGCCTACACCCGGTCGTGGAAAAAGGTGTGTGCCATCTCAGAATTCGTCTACGAGTTTGCGGAAAAAGAGGTGAACTTCGACGTGTGGAAAGACATCACGTCCCGTGGGAACACGGCGCGAGAGGTCATCAATCACCTTTCCAATTGCATCGACTCCCAGTTTCCAGAAATAGTGAAAGATAGGCATGTGTGGAGTTTTAAGAATGGTGTGTTCATTGGGAAGGAGTGGCAACCAAAGGAGGGAAAGTACGCGTGTCGCTTTTACCCGTACGAGAGCAAGCAGTTCCGGTCACTCGACCCAACCCTCGTGTCGTGTAAGTTTTTCGACCAACACTTCGATGATTACAACTACATCGAGGATTGGTGGGACATTCCAACACCACACTTTCAGAGCATTTTCGATTATCAGCAGTTCGACGAAGACGTCGCTCGGTGGGCGTACGTCATGGGTGGACGTCTGTGTTTCGACGTGGGTGAGTTGGATGGTTGGCAAATCATCCCCTTCTTCAAGGGCATCGCGCGGTCTGGGAAGTCCACCGTCATCACCAAGGTGTTTCGTAAATTCTACGAGAGCAACGACGTCCGCACACTCTCGAACAACATCGAGAAGAAATTCGGTCTCTCGTCCATCTATGATTCCTTCATGTTCATCGCACCCGAGGTCAAGGGCGACCTCTCCCTTGAGCAAGCGGAGTTCCAGTCGCTCGTGTCTGGTGAAGATGTCAGCATCGCGGTGAAGCATCAAAACGCCATCAGCATGCAATGGACGACCCCAGGGGTTCTCGGTGGGAACGAGGTACCCTCGTGGAAAGATAACTCCGGTTCAGTGCTTCGACGTATCCTTCCATGGAATTTCAGACGACAAGTGCAAGAGGCGGACCCCCACCTGGATAGGAAGTTAGAGGATGAGTTGCCAGCTATTCTCCTCAAGTGCGTTCGCGCCTATCTGGACTACTCGAGTCAGTATTCAGACAAGGATATCTGGAACGTTGTCCCCGAATATTTCAAGAGCGTGCAGAAGGAAGTCGCGAAGATGACGTCGACGATTCATCACTTCTTGGAAGACAGCAGTGTGCAATTCGGTGATAAACTCTTCATCCCTCAGAGTGTGTTCCTGGCTGCGTTTAATCAGCACTGCCAAATGAACAATCTCGGCAAACCAAAGTTCAACGAAGATAGCTACGCGGGTGCGTTTAGTCAACGAAACATCACGGTGACCACGGCGTCCCTCACGTACCGAGGGCGCATGTACAACAACCAAAAGTTTATCCATGGTTTAGACGTTATTCAGGAAGAGGCTGTTTTTGAATAAAATA